AGACGGATGCTAGACACGTATCGATGGACCAATTACGGCACTGTTGATTAAGCCAAGCCCAAGTAGCTCTTGAAGCACCCGCGGTGATAGTTACGTTCTCTTATTGGTGGAACGCACGCACACCCTCGGTTTCATGAATTCTAGATGATAACATACCATAACGCAGTATTTCAAGCTGCGGAGAGTTAGGATATTTGATTAATTCGAAATTCCTTGGGAAGTTATACCTCCTCAATCTCGGTATGGGTTCTTTGATGGATTCTTCTGTAGCTATGAACGGACTGACGCCAACCTCGCGTTGTAACTGTGTTAGTGGTTGTTTCTTAACCGTTGTTAGATAATGACAGGTATACATTTTTTGTAGATTTGTTAATTTAGCAATATTCATTGGGAATAACCCTAATCCACCAGCCTCTTTAGGCATATGTTCTGACCGATATTTTCGCCAGATCTTAAAGCCTTTTGATTTTCCAAAGTCAGGGAAGTATTTTAGATATTTCTTAATATTTTCCTCTGTAAGTTCACATCCGAATGCTCCCTTAACAAACTCTCTTAAAGCATCACATTCTTCTTGAATGGTCCCTTTGACATGAGTAAGTTTTAAATTGGCGAACTTCTGTTCACCAAGAGCATTATATGGTCGACTATTAATTGTAAAGTTGTTCTTGTCGACAAGACTCTTTCCTTTTGATGGTATAAAACCAGCTTCTTCCGTGTACTTGTACCAGAGCTTTATAAACTCCAATGTACCTTTAAACAATATATCATCACCGTTGATCTTCGGTTTTGATGATTGGTTGGGCAACATATCTTGTACACACTCATAGACCAACTTATTTATTACACATAATATTGGGAAGCTCAAGATTGAGCCCATCAATTGACCATTAGTTGTAATGAAATCATCGATTAAAACAGTTCCAAACTGTCTCGATATCTCATCATCCATGGGTATTTGTGATACAACGGCAGTTATTACTCGTCGTTTTAAGTTGTCAGTTGCAGCCTTATAATCCCCACTACAATAGTACCAATCCTTTGGTTCTTTTGTAAGATACTTAATATGATCCCAGATATTGTGTTCTTTTGTTAGAATGAATTCTGGACTCTTTTTTTGTATGTAGTGTAGGAGGGTCTTCTGAACCTCTTTATACTTCATCTGGGTATGGGCCATTTTAGTTATTGTTCGAATTTTCATTGGTTCATCTAACTGAACAGATGTTCCATGTGGTTCCCACAATTTATAATCCCATTTTGCTGCAATATTGTGAATGGCTAATTCTCTTAATGTTCTGTAAGGTTTTAGTGTGGGTAATCCATACTCACTCTTTAAAGCGTCAGACATGACGTGACCTTCGTAACATGATTTTGTTGTTAAGCCCATTCTTAAGCTGGGGACTTTATAGTCCTTAAAATATAATTTAGCCTTCTTTCTGATGTTCTCTGTGAATTGAAATTCAACAGTTAAATCTTGTGTTAACCGCTCTTTAAAACTCAAATAATCGAGTTCCTTGACCTTTTTGGGTAAGGGTGCAGTAACATCTCTTTTAGCTTGCCAGAATTGAAAGGCATAGCGAAATTTCATCAATCGACGTTTCATATAAACTTTATTGGGTCTATTAAAGAACCAAAAGTTTTCTGAGTACGCTCGAGGTGGTGTAATATTATCAAGGCTAAACTTTGAGATCCATTTTGACGTATGGTACTTGTAGTGCTCAACAGCATCTACTGGACCTAGAGTCTTTATGTATTTCATAAAGTGAACCGGAAAAGTTAGATTCTTCCCTCCTATTAATTGATAAGAGGTCTTAAGAGAGCGCATTAGCTCTTTTATAAATTTTGGATCTAGATCCGGGGTGTGCGACTTCAGTCGGTTATCGCTGACCGAAGTACTATCACCACTCACCATTCGCGAATTATGTTCTTGAACGTTGTTAGTGATGACTGACAATAGAAACGAATATGATAATTGCGATCCTACCGGCCTGAGTACTAATCAGGTTCCGCAC